GGATTAAACGCAGGATCTGCAAATGTTATTGTTGCTGTAGTTCCATCACCACTGGCACCAGTTACAGCATACAAACCACCAATTCGCATGTTGTTGTTAACTCGGGCTTCGCCACCCATGCTGGTTAAAGCATCGTCTATATATAAACTACCTTGCCCAGCAGTGGCATTACCGCCTACTGCAAGCAGTCTAACATCAAAGTCTGGACTGCCAGCACTACTGTGAAAGTCAGCATATGGAAAACCTGCCACTGTTCTATTTGGTTTACCAATTTCAATTCTGCCATTATCACTAACATCTGTGCCAATAATAACTTGCCCGTCAGTATCAGCATCAAATGTGCCAGTTCCGTTGGTAACAAGATCACCTGTAGTGCCATCTATTGTGGCTTGGGTATCGCCTACTGCAAGACCAAATTTTACTTTAAATTTTTCGTTTGCCATAATTCACACAATCCTTATGTTTAATCTAAACTAGTTCTTGCCACTGTAAATGTGGTAGAATTAGTGCTTGCTGGTGTAGCCAAGATTCTAATTGATCCTGCACTAACATCAGCGGTAAATGTCGCTAATGCGGCACTTGAATACATTTCAGCATATGTGGTAAGATACGCTGTAGCACCTTTGTAAAATGCCAAGGCTTCTAACATATGGATTTCACCTGTGACATTGTCAATAATTCTAATCACAGCCTTTTGACTTGCTCGCATAGTGCTACTAACAGCAGTTGGAGTAAGTGCAGTTGTTGTGGTTGTTTGAGTGTTGATTGTAGCAACACCGTCAATAATCACTTGACTAAAAGTAGCATCACTGGTTGTGTCTAAGTTTTGATTTGGCAAGTTAAAATAGTTAGTGCCATCAATAGTGTCTTGCCATCTATTGGTTGTGTCATTCCATCTAAAGTTAGCATCAACACCTGCACTTACACCACTCTTAACAATTAAATTACAATCGCCAGGCGGATTAGTATCTTCATTGTTGTAGTAAATGTAGTTGCCATTAGTAGCAAGACCATTACCACCGATTACATAATCATCAGCATACAAATTACTGCTTGCTCTCCAGAAATCATATGTTTCATCCCAAGCAAATGTTTGATTAACACCAGTAGTGCCACGCTCAATTTCAATGCCTGCTAGTCCAGTAAAAGGTATACCAGTATTGGTTGCGTTTAATAAAATTGTAGATGCAAATAAATCTACACTATTACTGGTAGCAGTAAACAAGCGTTGTGAGCCATTAAAGAAATACAATGATAAACCAGTGCCATTTGTTAATGCTACTGCGCTACCACCTAAAGTTAAACTAACTTGACATTGAGTAGTTGTAAAGCCTGCGGCAATGACATAATATGTTGTGTTGTATGTCAAACCATTTTGTGTTGGACCAGAATATGTTAATTTGTCACCAACTGCAAATCCGTGAACTACAGGAAACACCAAAGTGTTGCTGGTAATAATACTTGTGGCTAGGTCATTGGCAAAATTGTTTGTGCTGGTGCTTAATCTAACTTCATGATTACCTGTGGTGTCATATGCTACAGTAAAAGTGCCTATTGCCGCCGACGATTGACCGTCACTGTCAACACTTACTAATACGCCACTGCCATCACCAGTTGTATAATTTACTGCACCAGTGTTATTACTAACTTGTGCACCAGTTTGAGTTCTTCCGTATGTTCCTGAATCACCTTGGAAGTTAGGACGATATGTAGCGTTGCTCCAAGGTATTAAATTACTGTTTGTAATAGTTGGTGTAACATCATCGCTGACATACAACAACTGTCCTTGATGCACTGGAGTTGTTAAATTAACTAAAACACCTTCAGTAGATATAGTTCCACTAAATTTACCATTACCAGTTACATCCAATGCTTCTGTGGGGCTACTATTTGCAACACCTAATCTACCACTGTTAAACCATTGATTACCACCTGTGGCATCAAACTGAAGTCTATTAACAACAGAAAATGGTGATGGTATAACAACACTATATGATATTAAATCATCGCCATCGTTGTTAGTAACTAACCAAATGCGTTCAGTGTTCTCCATGCCAATTTGGCAATAGCCATCACCACCAGCATTTACTGTAAGTTCTTGAAGTGGTGCAGTAGTATTGACACCAACTCTGTTATTAGTGGGATCTACAAATAAAGTTCCAGAATCTACATTCAATCCACCAAAACTAACGCTACTTGTTGTAGCAATGCTCTGTGGTAAACTCAGTGTCACAGCACCTGTTGAACTGCTGGCAATAACTTGATTGGCTGTGCCAGTAATTGATGTTACACCAGTGCCACCAGGAGTGGCATTAGTAATGGTAATTGTGTTAGCATCTGTTCTACTAACAGTAATGCCTGAACCACTGGCAAACTTAATTGAATCTGTGGTTAAATCACTGCCTACCAAATTTAAATTAGCACCACCAGTTGTTGTGCCAGCATTTATTGTATATGTAGTGCCAGTGGCATTTACTGTAACGGCACCTGTTGCACCACTAATTGATATATTTGAACCAGCAACAATACTGGTCACGCCTGTATTACTAACAACAACAGCACCAGTTGTGGGGCTTACACTAATACCTGCACCAGTACCACTAACGCTACTGACCAATCCCAGACTACTTGGAGTTGTCCATGTTGTTACGCCCAGACCATTAGTTGTTAAAACTTGTCCTGCTATACCTGTTGAATTGGTTAAGGTATAATAGTTATTACTTAAATTACCTGTGGCGGTTAAATTGGCAAAAGTAACACTGGCACTGGTAGAAACATCTTGTCCGATATTAACTACAACATTACCTGTTGTTGGATTTACTGTTACACCTGTGCCACCATTTACGCTGTATACGCTACTGTTAACTACACCAGCGGTAAAACTGGTAGTGTTGCTGTATAAACTTGTTAGGTTACTTGAAGATACTGTTCCTGTTGTCATAATTGTTCCTTATCTAACATTGTATTGACGATAAATTCGTGGCTGCCATACTGAAGTCAATTTAGTATGACCTCCGCTCCACTTACCGAGATTGTTTTGATCTTCGACAATATTGTAAGCGTTATCATATTTCTGTGCGTATACTGCGGCATCTTCTGCATTGTGGCGTTTGATATAATACTCACGCAGAGTAGCATATACATAACCTTCAGCCCATGTGTTTAATACAGCATTGGTCTGCACTACTTGATTAGTTATTGTAATATTAGTAACAGTTCCTGCTATAGGAGTTGAACCTCCAGTGGCTGTAATAGTAACACCAGTGCTGCCAACTAAACTTGCTACTTTGATTGTGCCAGTGCCTATACTACCAGTGCCCACTGTAGCAGTAATTGTATCACCAATACTTAATCCAGCGTTATTGACCATACCTGTAATACTTGCAGTCCATGGTCCCGTGCCGCTGATACTGCCCACTGTGCCAGTTGTGCTGACAATAGCATCTTGAACAGGGCTAAACAATAATGCCCATGCCTTATAGTAATACATGTTGATAGCAGTACCTTCACCAATTAGCGGTAAAAACTGATACTTGTTATATACTTCACTGAACTTACCACGGATAACTTGTGGCACGTTGTATGGTTGCATGTATAACTGTGATAGCATACCCTGCGTAATAATATCTCTGTCGCCAATTCGGTCATAGACTAACCAAGGTCCGTTGCCTGTGGTGCCGCCTGCTGGAGTTGAAAATGTAATAGTGCCTGTGACGTTACTGGCATTGGCTACACTTAATGTAACGATGCCACTGCCCAAGCCTGTGTTCGTAATAGTAGCACCAGCACCAATACCAGTTCCACTGACAACCATGCCAGTTGATAAGTTTTGTGCGGGGGTTGACACTAATGTTATTGTATAAGCACCACTGGTGCCTGTGGCTGTAGCAGTAGTTGTTATTTGATTGCCTTGTCTGAAGAATACGATAGGCTTGTTCATATCACCAGGAATAGCAATTCGTCCCTGATTATCTGCTATACCAATATTTTCTGTAGCATAAGGATCACTGCGTAATGCTGGCAATTCGATATTTCTCATTGACAGTTCAGCCATAAAAATACATTTCTTTATTTCTGCGTCATTAGTGCTGCCAGTAAAATCTTTAATAAAAGTTACCAGTTCATTGGCTGTTGGTATTACAAACATAGTTTAGTGTCCTTGAAAGAAGCGTTGTTGTCCCTGCTTGGTAGGATACGGAACATCAACTGGAATCGGTAATTTGCCATGTGGATAGCAAACGAATTGGGGATATTCTTTTTCCACAACTCTGTAAAACTGGGCTTTAAGAGTTCTGTCATTCTTAATTGTATTCCATGGCATACCACCAAAATAGTCATCACTAATTTTAATAGCAATTACTTTTGGTAAATCTATCCATTTCCATCCAACTGTGCCATCGGGCATATACGGACCCAGCGGGTCAGTAATACCTTTTTCAGCCATTGTTCTGTATTCTTTAACAGCGTCCATGACTGCTTGTAAATTCATTTGCTCACGCTGAATATAAAACTTACCATCTTCTCTGCCAGTGGTAACTTTAATATTGCCTGTCTTGTTATAGTCGCTGCGAGTCCAATCGCCTTTCATTGCGTTGTATAACTTGTCATTTTTTAATAACTTGTCTGCTACGCCATTGTGATTGGTAATTGTTCCGCCATGATCTTGTCTCCAGTAATCGTGATTTTTCTCTGGGTCAGTGTCATCTAAATATTCGGGTTGATTTATGTCTCTCATAGTATTATTTATACAAACAAAAGGCAGCCGAGGCTGCCTTAAGTTGATACTAAATCCTAATATTAGGAAACAGAACCAGGTCCTGCGTTTACACGACGAACCAAGTTTGCACTACGTGGAGTAGTAACAATTGTGCTACCAGTGGTAATGTTATTTAACATACCAATACCTGCTGGGTTGCGAACAATTAGTGTACCTTCCATAATGAACTGGTCTAATGAAGCGTCAGCTGAACTGAAAACTTCGTTATTTGGACCGAGGTCACGTAATGATCCCCACTGCAACACGTCTTCGTTTAAGAAGTAAATGCTGTTAGTAGTACCGCTTTGATCCATAATCCATGAATCATACACTTCGTATGTGTAACTAAAGTCACCTTCGTATGTTTGAATCGTGTCACCACGCTCAACGTTACGACGGTTAACTGATGTGTTACTGCTAACGATGTTATCACTGATAGTAGTTCTCAAACTTGTTGGAACAACCATAGTGCGGATTTTAGCATTGTAACGTTGTTCAGCAGTAGTTACCAATTGCTTGTATAACGTTGGGCTGAAAACTTGGTTTGCAAAACCACTACCATTACCTGTGTAGTAATAGTTACCGTTGGCTACAACGTATAGTGCGTTAACACCACTTGGGCTACCTGACAATTGACTTAAAGTTGTAGAACTAGAGTCACTGCTTGGGTTGTTATAGTTAGTTGTCAAACCACTTTCAGTACCACTGACGGTATTGAAAGATAGTGTGCCAGCATAACTTGCTAATGAACCCATACGACGACCTGAAGTGTTCTGGCTACCTGCTGTAGTTTGACTGTTACCAGTTGCACTACCGCTTTGACCTGAATATTGAGTTCCGATTTGGTCACTACGAACCAATTGTTGCTCAACGTCGAACATCAATTCGATTAGCTGTTTTACTTCCTGATATGCCTGGGGATCGCCACCAGATTGCATAACAGCACGAGCAGTACCAGTGGCACCAATCGTAGTTTGGAAAATCTGCGTAAAGTTGTTTAGGTTATAACGCTGATTTGCTTCTGCATAAGTTGAACTAACACTTGCACCCTCTTGGACAGCATTAACTGCTGGTAGACGATAAATGTCGTCTGTCCATAAAGGTTGCGTAGAGTTAACCTTACGCTTTTTGCTCATACACATATTGAGTACGGGCGTGTCATCTTTGACACGATTGGACACGTCGAGGTCCAAGTCTTTGACAACGATGTCAGTTGCAAACGCACCAGTACCATTGCCAATGTTTGTAGTTGAAATAAATCCTGCCATTTTTAGGCTCCTTTAAAATTATCTACCACCTCTGCTCGCCTTCAATCTTTGAAGTTGAGCGACTAAGAGGTTGTCTGCGGCTTTTTTATCACCGCCTTTGGCTTGCTCACGAAGTTTGCTAATATCATCGCCTTGGTTTTTCGGTGTCGAACTACCCTTGCGTGATGTTAGTGCTGCCATAGATGATCCAGCGGATTTTGTAGTTGGCTTGTCTCTGTAGCGTAAACCGTCACGGACGAGACTTAAAAGTGCTTCGTCACTGCTGATTAGGTCTATGTTAGGAACTCCAGGTATGATCTCGTCTTTAGCATTCTTCCAAAGTTTGCTAACCTTTTCACGAACTTCATTAAAGACATAATCGTTTTTCAACTCTTTGTCAGTAAATCCTTTACGTGCTGCTTCTAATCTCTCGGTTACTTGGTGAGCACGAACTTGTCTGAATTGGTCTACTGCAGGTTTCAACTGACCAATGGTCTGTTGTTGTTGCTGTATCCATCGCTCGTTCTGAGCCATACTCGCCTGTATCCTTGCTATCGCTGCAGGATCATCTGTTCTTGCCAACTGTTGCTGGAATGTCGTTTGATAATTTTGTGTTTTAACAATTTCATTATACGCTTCCTGTAACTTCGGTTCGACTGTAAATTCCATGGCTAAAGTTAAACCTTCTTGTCTGGCGTGTGTCTCATTGAGATACTCGTCAAACTCTGCTCGTTCTATCTTTAACTGCCTTGCATCTTCATGTATTGCTCCACCTTGACCTAATATTGCGGCTGCTTTTTTAGCATCAATAACTACTTCTTTGCCGTTCTTTAAGAACTTGAATTTAGCGTTGGGATTAGTCTCCGCAAATTCTACAAAGTCAATTAGTTCATCTGCATTTGAATCACTACTATCAGTGCTTACCTCTTCAGGGGCATCTGCTTCGTCATCACTGCCATCACTATTATAATTTTCAGTGTCGTCAACTTCTGGCACAGCATCAATGCTGTCGTTTGCCACAGGGCTTGATGGTTGATCTGCCACCCCATCTACTCCTGTTGCAGTTGGTTTAGTAGCACTATTCTGATTACGCATGGCGGTCATTTTAGCGGCTATTGAGTCTAAACTCGGTACTGCGGCTGATTCAGTGACCGTGCTCTGTGGAGCATTAGGTATGATATCTGTTGTCATTTTAATTTCCTTTTAAATATTGGGCACTTCGTTAGTGTTACCAATACGGTTTTTTAAGTAAACACTTCTTTTCAGACTGCTTACAAAACTGTCGATGCCTACAAGTTGGTTACTTAACGCAACTCTTTCAGCATTCTCGTCTGCGGTATGTCCTCTTATACTGGATAATTGGTCTGTTACCTCAAACTTAAAATGGTGTATGAACATAGCCAGGTCCTTGTTCTTTAACAAGTTCTCTGCCTGTGTTCCATAATGTCGAACCCTGTCAGTCTGTGCTGGCGATAGGCTCTTCATATTCGTCAAATCTACATTCAATTTAGAGTTATAAAACTCTACTGTACTATCATTAATCATATCTATTATTTAGTTAACTATAAACTTTAGGTGTTCCTTGTGCTAACGCCATATAGTCTAATTGGCTTTCTGCATCAGTGCCAGCCATTTCTGCTTTAATCTGTTCTGCTCTGGTATCATCCAATGCCGCACTTGACAACTTCTGCTTGTCTTCTGGACTTGGTTCTTTGTTCTTCATTGCTTCAGCACCTGCTTGTATCATTGCCTGAATTTCTTCATCGCTGGGCAGATAACTATTACAGTCTTTGACACCCAAAACATAAAGAGTGTCCGCAAAAGGCTTCTTGACCTTTTTATACACTTCTGGTGTTAGAGTGCCACTGGCTACCATAGCCTGAGTTGTAGCATATAAGTCTTGTTGGCACTTTTGAATAATCTGTAATCTACCCAATGAGTTTTCTTCACTCATCATACCCAATGCCAATGATATGTGTATTTGTTTTCGTTCGCAGAAGTTCATGTCGTCCCATGCCAAAAAGTCTAAATATTCTGCTTTCTTTTCAGGGTGGAATGTCTGTGCTAACTTCTTAACACCATAGTCGTCACCATACTGTATCAGTGTACGCCATACTAACCATAGTGCTTCTTTTAATCCTTCGGCAGCATTCTTAACAGTATTGTCTTGAATGATTTGGTTAGGTGTCAATGCCATTTGTAGTTTGATACCTGAATTGCCAGGAGCCATAACTTCAGGATTGAATACATCTGTGGGTGTAGTCATACCAACCATGCTCATAGTATCTTGTTGGATACGTGTCATAGCAGTTTCTAAAAACGCTAAATTACCGCTGGGTGGTGGAATCTGATATACGTCTTTGGCAGGATCGAATTTACTATCCAAAATAAAGATAGCACTTTCTCCGTCCTGCATCATTTCAAAATCCACTCTGTCAGGCTTAACACCGATACGTGGAGTTGCTGTTAGTAAACCCAGTTGAATTTCTGCTCTGGCGGCTGAAGTATTATACTCTTGCATAGGAATAACACTTTCACCTAAAGAGAATCCATAGAAGTTTCCTGGCAGTGGTTTTGGACACATGTTAGCCACAGGAATAAATTCTACTTCTCTGGCACTAATAATGTAACTACCGCTATAGATAGTTTCTACCAGTTCTAATTCACCATCACCATCAATATCGTATCTGTTCCAAACCGTGACGATGCTGACCTGACGACTATCTGGATCGGCACTGGCAGCACTACTAACGGGTATACCCATAATAGGCACACTATCTCTGGCGTGAATAGCCAAGTTGTTTAATACACTACCTGCTTGATACGCACCGCTTTGGTTGTATTCAGCATGTTTTCTAAATTGTTCTAAATTGATATCAGGATATAATTCTGTTGCTTCTTGTATGGTCATTGGGTCATAATACCCGCAGAATGGCTGATCTTTCATTTCAGGAACTGTGGGATCGCATACCCAGTAATGTTGGGCAATAGGATGGAATTTAACGTTGATACTATAACCAGTTAGTTTGTATTTGGCTTTGTATATAGTGTTGCGTTTAATGGCAGTATTAAGAATTTCTTCTTGTCCTTCCATTTCTCCCTGTGCCATTTCACTTTGTTCCAAGACCATAGATTCTGGACTCATGTCATCTTCTTCTGTTTCGGCAAGTTGACTGATACGTGTGTCAATCATTTCCTGCGACATCATATCTTTTTGCTCACCGAATAACTGCTGAACTTCAGCCATTACTTTTTGCATGTCAACGCTGACTTGTCGCTTGCTTTGGCGTAGTGGGGTTAACCCTGCTTCAGCGGCTTGTTGTTCGAATGCTCTGAGTTGGTCTGTAGTGCCTGTTGTTTCTACATAACGCACTATCTGTTCTCTAACAGGCTTAATCATCATCATGCCATTCTTGTGCATAGCAGCATCCATAATCCAACGCTCTAAAATAAAGTGCGGATCGTTCATTTGATTGACAACCTTTGACACCATGTCAGTGGCTTGTCTGGCTGCTGTTTCATCTTCTTCACTGTCGGCTACGAATTCAAAATTGATTTCGCCACCTGGCATTAATCCTTTGGCAATAACTGCTGTGGCATAATCAACCACTGGTTTTACAGTTGGGTGTATGTAGTCAATACCATTGACAGGTGCTGTACTTTCAGTAACAGCCAAGCACAAATAGTGATAATCGGTTGCTCTGTTTACAGCATTTTTAGTTCCAAGATAACGCAGATAGGATGCCATTTTTACATCCATTAAATTTTTCATTCTAACAAAATTAGAATTGAGTTTTTTATTCTTATTGATATCTTCGACTGGGATATTTTTAATATCGAGCATATTGGTAATTTACCTTTAATTTATCTATTATTTAGCGTTTTCTTTAGGCACTGGCTTCTGCTCTTTTGGGTCTTTTTTCCCAAATATTGCGTCCCAATTGTCTCTAACTTTTTTAACGTCTTCCCTGCGTCGGTTACTTCCTTTTCCCATAAGCCTCTCCTACATCTAATGCTGTGCGTATTCTATCCAGTTCTTCTGGACTGACCATAAAAAAGAATTCACGCCAGCCTAATTCTGGCACGTATTTTTTGATCTTTAATACATATTGTTCTTCACTGTGCTTGCGTAATGTCAAATCTAATTTATAATCTTCTCTGTTGGTAATGTTTGCTTCTGGTGTTCTGCCTGGTGCGGGTGTTACTGGTTGTTTCATTTCTGTTCCTTAATTTGGTGAGTATGTTTTTTTCCACGCTGGTTTATTCGTGTCATCATATTTAATATATCTTTCTCTGTGTGCTCGCATACGCTGTTGTGGTGTTCTATCATCCCAGGGTTCTGCGATGCCTTGTAATACCGCTATCAATGCGTATCGGCAACTGTCAATACAATCATCAGGGTCGCTGAATCTGCCTTTTTCATCAACGAAGTAGTTTTGTGCTTCTGTTAAGAAGTTAGTGCAGTTTTCATTAATATACAATGTGCCTGTTTCAAACATTTGTCGCATTTGGTTAATACCATAACTTTTATGATTAGTCTGCTTGCCATCAGCATCAGGTGGGTTCATAATAGCCTTTTCATACAAGTTTAATCCATAGCCCTCAAATAGTTCACGTATACTGTTACTGCTCATAGTATACCTGCCTTTGGTTGACGCATCTGCTGGCAATACAATAGGTGTGCCAAATACTTCAGGTCTGAGCAGGTGATTGACATATTGTGTAGGTACTGCTTCTTCTATGCCTTGTATAACAATCTGTCTGTGTAAGTATGCCACTTTCTCGTGCGGCTCCCAATACATTAGACTGATAACTGTTTTGTCGTTGACAAGTCCAAGGTCAAGTGCTATAACACGCTGAATGTTTGGCATTCTGTTAAAATCAACTTCACCTGTTTTGTATGTCACTGCTGTCCAATCACCTAACTGGAATACAGCACCTTTGCCCATTACGGGTTTACCCGCAATGCGTGCTTCACGCTCGTGCGGTAGATAATCTCGTTCTAACTGTCGTCTTGTTTCTTTTAACAGGAACGGCTGACCCCATGGATCATATTCAGGTACATCATCCCAACTTACTCGGATAAAGTTGTAGCCTTGTTCGTGGTTCCAGAACTTACTTACAAGTCCGTTTAATCCTTTAAGTGGAGTAAACGAACATAGAACTTTTCCTTGCGTAGTTGCTGTTCGAGTAACAATCTCACTGAAGAAATCATCAGGCGGTTGTTCATCGAAGACTGCCAAATTAAGTTTAAAACCTTGTAATTGTCTAACCTCCTGCGTATAATTAGCAAATAAAAGATAACTATTGGCACCACTGACATGCTTAATCTCAACACCGATACAGTTGGCTCCATCATTTCGCATAGTATCGACAATGATACAACTGCGAGGAATAACACCAGTTCCCAGGTTTTCAGTAATTTTAACATCTTGGCTTCCTAACAATTCGTTTTGTAGCACCAATGCTACCTGTGACCAGCCTTCGCCAGCCACCATACAAGTTATTGGTGCTGTGAATCTATGTCCAACCCACCATTCAGGATATAATCCTGTTAGATGGCAAGCAGTTTCATAACAAGTACTTACTGTCTTACCAATCCTGTTAGCAGCCAATATGCCTCGTCTGCTGTGTTCGCCTGTGGCAAAGAATTTAAGTTGATGGTCAAATGGTCTAAAGTATTTTAAGTGATTAAACTTCATATCTTCAGTTACACTAATAGCCAAATCCATGAGTTGTTCTTTTAGTTGACCGCTGAGATTACCCAGATTATCCATCTGTAAATCATACTTGTCCACTGCCCAACGCAATGCTCTTGCCATTAATACATCTTGACCAATCATTACTCAGGCTTCATGTTAATGCGAATAGAATTTACAGCAGCCATAGCGTGAGCAAGGTCTGAGATTTCTCGGCAATTTAATATCCAAGTTTCTGGATTATGCAGGTCTGTGGTTTCCATTTTGGTTAACCCTGTTTGTAATCGTTCTGTGATTAAACGCAGAACGTGTTCAACCTGACCTGGGTATTTGTCAGCGAATGCTATACGATGAGTGGCATTAACCTTTTGCATGATTAATGTATCTCTGACCATACGCTCTTGTTGTGCCTGATGGATTTGCCCATCACGGATTGTGTTATCGGTCATATCAACCTCCTCTTGTGTCAGTGCCCCATGGGTCGACAATGGCTTCTTGGTTAAACTGTCCAAAATCACGGTCAACGAATGTGTCCCAGATATTGCCAGCATTAATTCTCATGCTCTGCATCATAGTGCGTAGTCTGCGACCAACTGGAGTTAGTGTGCCATCTTCACGTTGAACTGTTTGCTCGCCTGTGCAAGCACCAATCCATTTAATGATTTCAGGACGCTCTCTGCCATACTTGTCAATTTTAGTGCCTGTTTCTTTTTGTTCCCAGGGTCCGTTGATTTCATAACTGATAGTGCCATCATTATACTTGCGGAATGTGCAGTGACATTTCTTACCAATGGCTCTAAATTCTGGATCGGGATGCGGAACAAACGGACTGAAGAAGTAATTTTGCATTTCACTTACAGGCGGTAATGTAGGATCTCTGTCAGGAATAGGTGGGAATGGTTCAACAGGTATCATATCCGTTTTATCAACATAAGGGTTATTACTACCTATGAATAATGGATCTACTTCTTCGCCATTTAATACATCCATGGCTGTTTGATACTTGAGTTTATTTGCTCTGCCTTTTAGATTGAGAACAATGCCTGTTTCGTCAAAAACAAATCGTTCTAATTCTTTGGCTGTGGGGAAGTCTGTCATCAGTCCTTCCAAATCATAGACAGCGTTACTGGTAGATTTAGGTACAATACCTGCTACTTGTTCTGTTGTTGCTGTGACTTTTGGTTGTATGGGTTCGTCGCCCCAGGGACTTGCTACATCTGTAGGCGTGGTTGATTGTGGTGTTTTGCTCATGTCATTTCCTTAATTTACAATACCATAACAAGGGCTATTGCCCTTGTTTTTATTTAGCAGTAGACTGCTGTTATTTCTTGGGAGATTTATACTTGCTGGGTAATTTTGCACCATCCGCAGTTGAATTGCGTTTTGGTCCAACATTAGTGTTAGCGTGTAAACCTTCGACAGTAGGATCAATAAACGGCTTCATACCGATACCACGATTTGCTACTGCATTAGTTACCATGTCTGCAAGTGCTGATTTCTCATTACCTGAACTGGCTTTTTCCTTCATAAACGTTTCACGCTTACTACCTAAATCTTGGTTGCCCATTGTAGGACCACGCTTTTGATTAATGGCTTTACTCTGTGGGTTTGCTGATGACATTCTCATAGTTGATTTCCTTTTGTTGGTCCACGACCGAAGTTAAAACTTTCTTTGCCACGGTTAGGGAATTCTTTAGTGCTGCCATCACTGACTGCTTGACGCTTTTGTGGATGACTGCTACCAGAGATCATATCGCTACAATATGGCATACTTTTTCCGCCACCTGTAGGTCCACGCCCTTTGTTGATTAATGCATTGGGATTTGGACTTTCATATTGATTTCCTGAGAATTTATTTGAACCACGATTTACTCCATCGCCCTTCATTCCTGCGAAATCTAAACTGTGATCGCTTTGTGTAATACTATTTGGTTTCATTTTGCTTTTCCTTTTTTAGCGGCTGCTCTTTTTTCGCTATAAGCGATTGCCACTGCCTGCTTTTGGGGCTTGCCTGCGGCTATTTCTCGTTTAACATTCTTTGTGAATGCTTGTTTACTTGTTGATTTAATTAACGGCATACTATTATTTAGCCTTTAGTATTGTCCATAAGTCTTTGTCGGGACTTGATTTTGTGTGTTTTGCATATTTTGTAACATGTCCATTGGTTGAATCATGCCTTTGCCACCACCGTATCCACCGCCACCACCAATAGGTTGAATTAAACCTTTACCACCACCAAAACCTGGGTTAGGTGTTGGATTAGGATTAAATGGCTGTGGTTGACGCAATTTTAATATGCCGCCACCAGCCTGACTTTCTGCTACTTTTTGAGCAGGAGTTTGTGGCATCATACCACTTAAATCTAATTTTGGTGGACCGCCTTGATAATTATTATCTGGGATTAATCCTCTGGCAAAATTTCCGCCTGCTTGTCCTATTGCAGGTAACGCAGTTCTACCAAAATCAGTGGTTGATTGTTGTCCAGCACTGGTCATTTGGTTTTGTATAGTATCGCCTAAACCATTAGTAATTTGGTTCATTGGACCAGATTTGCCACCACCATAGCCGCCATCTTGTTGTCCACCTTGATTCATTGTACTATAACTCATTCTGCGTCCTTGGAATTTAGTGCAGTTAATTTTGCCAGTGCATCTGCAAATGCCTGTTGTTTGGCGGCTACTACATCGGAACTATCTGTGACTTCAATCTTGGCTAATGTGTTCATCACTTTACTTAAAATAAGATTGTGATATTTGATTACAGCCTGACTATCGCCTCTGGCTCGGCAGTTTAAGAAGTCTTCGATTAATAATTCTTCGTAATCTTTGCCACTTGTTTGAGCATATATATTTTCCAATAAATGTTTGATCGTGACATTATCCTTGCTGCCTTTGGGTCTGCCAGCATTAGGACGATATCCACCCTTGGCGTTTATACCTTTGGGATTTGGATTTGCTTTTGTTGGAACAATTTTCTTTGTTGTCATAATATTATTTATACAGATTAAATAGTAGAGCAATGAAAGGAACTGCAATGAAACAATACACTTGGCGACCAGCCAACGGCACTGATGTCGGTGCTATAGTCGCACTGGCTGAAAGCCACTTCCAAACTGAAATTGATAACATCTTTACTCCCAGCCCCTTGGCTTACAGTAGGAATATAACCTATGCGGTTGTTAATCAATTCTTCTCTCCTAATACTGAACTCCTTTACGTCGTTTACGATAATGATAACCTCATTGGTTATACTTGGGCTAAAGCCTGTGAATATGCACCTTGGAGCGATGATCCAATGGTAAGCGTTCGCATGGTGCATCTTGATCTACACTTAACAAGTAGAGACAGAGTGCGATTAATACAAGATATGATGAAATTGTGGGAAACTTTTGCATCATCCATCAATGTCAAAATAATCTGTAGTACTACCATGCGTCGTGATCAAACTGTTTTTCTTAAATTACATGAACGCAACGGCTACGATGTACGTGGCAGTTACGCATATAAAAAGTTAGTCTAATGTTGACCTCAACATCCATATGCTCTTATTCAAATCTAAAATCTGTTCTTGAGCATAGTTGGCTATCTCATCGTGCTCATCTTCTTCTGCTACTTCGTTTAATTCTTTATAACAATCGCATAACTGTAGTAAATCAGCCAAGACCATGTTTAACAACTCATCTGCCGTACCTTCTATTGGGTCTGTGGGCAAATCTGAGTTGCTGATAATCTCACTTAAGTCTGTGGGCATAAACTCTTGTAAGGTGCGTAGTAGTTCACCTATAATATCTATCTGTGCTTGTCTGCGTTCATACACGCCTTGAAGCAACTTGTGGTCGCTTCTAAAACTTCTGCCAGTGACATTTGCATGTGCGGCATGGCTTCTGTAGTATGCTACGAAGTTGTCATAAAAGACTTGTGTTAGTTGGTCGGTTGTGTTCATAATGTTATTTACTCGTTTCCAAAATATTTTTTTACTTCATCTTCGACTGACATCCAATTTGCAGGTTTTTCTGTTAATGTTTTTTGATTTCGCGGAATACCAGTTATATCTACTTTAGCAGTCATGTACGTTGTATCTTGATATTTTGTATGTGGGCTTCCTTCCATTTTTGTAATAGTAGACATAGTGCCGTTAGGATGTTCTATTTCAACTTTATGATAGCCGTTATGTTTATGTTCGTGAATAAAATCTTTACCGTTTTTATAACTTACACTAAAACCTTTGCCACCATTTTTTATATTTTGTTGCATAACAGAATGGCTGGCTTGTTCAACATCATCAAGTATACCTTTATAACTATACATACTTTCTGGACCGTCTTTAGTCATTACTTCCATAACGCCTGGAGGTGAATTACCTTTACTACGATTTTTAATCATTTCTAATAATTGTGCTTTAGTTAAAGGAGCAGGTTCTGGCACTCCTTCTGGACGAGCAGCCTCTGTTTCTACAGGCGTAGTTATTTTAGGTGTTGAAAGTTTTGGACTTTCACCTTTGTTTAATAAACTTTTTAGTTTATTATTAGAATCCATAGTTCTTGTTGGTATAGCATCTAATCTGGCTTGTTCTTCAGCACTCAATGGTGGTGGCGGATTGTTTATTGCTTCTTTTTCTGCTCTACGTTGCTGTGATGACATGCTTTCTTGGCGAGCCTTTAAACCTAATTCTGGAAACTGTTGGTCAATACTATTAAATGTCCAAGTGTTCATCTTTTTTCTGGCGTCTGCTACACCCATGCCTTTGACATCTGGTGCAGTAGTCCAATCTAAATCAACACCCATTTGGCGAGCCAAATCGTTGTATCCTTCACGATTTACTATAATTTGTTTATTACTTTGCCGTACACCATTAACACCAGTTTGTTTAATCATGTGTCTAACAACTGCTTTTTCATCAATACTATCTTTGGGATTAGGCAACTTTGATCCTTGCCCTGCATTAGGATTCATTACCTTGGCACGATCTCCAAACTTTGCTTTATTTTCTTCTCTGGCTGCTATAAGACTTTGTTTAACTTCTTCAACATTATTCATAAAGTTTTGACGAGTAGCGGTTGTGTCGCCTCGAACAATACCACGTTGTTGATCTTTAAATTCTCTCATAACATCATCGGCTGTTCTTACCGCTGCGGCTTCTGGTGTTTCAATTACTGGTGTTTTAGCCGCAGGTGTTTCAGTTTTTATTGTTCGAGCAGTTAATGTACCAGTGCCAAAAGGATTGTCACCGTATTTGGCAATAATGCTGTTAACCATTGTTTGTTCGTTAGGCATCATTTGACCGCCATTAGCAATACGTTGTTGTAATGCTTCCCATGTCATTTTTTCAATTCTTTGTTGATTGGCTAAATTTGCCGCTTGTTTATTTTTTTGAGTTTGTGTAACTATTTGTTCAGCATTTCTAACTGGACCAACTAATTCTGGTGTTGGTGCGGCTATTTGTCCAACAGGTCGTACTGGACCGACTAATTCTGGTGTTGCTACTTGTGGTGTTGTTTGTGCCGCTTTAGCCTGTGTAGTATTAACCGCAGCCTGTGCCGCAGGAGTTGTTGCTGCCGCAGGATTGACCTGTGCCGCAGCCATTGTCTGTGGTGTAGCAGGATTAATTGGTCCTGCTGCCGTAGGAATAACGCTGGGATGTGGTCTACCATATTGCAAAGCCTTTGCTTCTTGTGCATATAATGGTTGAAATCCAAGGTCACCAAGTTGTCGCATACTACCAGCAGTTTGACCAGCATTATATAATCCAACACCTTTTCTTATAAGGTTTAATGCAGGGGCTGCAACAGCACCAGCAGGACCTAATAAACCATAACCAATAGCGGCACTGGCTAAATCAGGCAAATAACCTGACAATCGTGTATACGGTTCTGCTAACGCTTCGCCTGTGGCTCTGGCAACATTTTCTTTGCCATACGGCACCATACCTCCTGTGCGTTTTAACGCAGCCGCTTGTTCTGGAGTATATTGAAGTGCTCTGTTATTAAGTTCTGCTGTGTCAATAACACCTTCACGCCATGCTTGTAAGTTTTCTGGTGTATTATAAGTTGTTCCTGCAGGTTGTCTGGCACTTTCATATTGTCCAGCGTAAGTTGCTCGTTGTCCAGGTTTTGTGCCTTGTCTGCCTAATGTGTTAATAGCACCTTCGGCTACATCTGGTAATGCTCGGGCTGTATTAACTATTGCTCTGCCAACTTTAGGCACCGCTGGTGCTACAGCCATTGACATAGTACCCATCATATTACCAACGTCTGCTTCTGGAATACCAGTGACTTCTGCAATAGGTTTGACAGCTCCTTCTTCGATAAATTGACCCACTGCTTGTCCAGCACTACGCAATGGTGCATTTTCATAACCTTGAGTTTTTTCAGTGCCAGTTAATCTGCCTACAGTAAATTTATTTCCAGGTGCTTGAAATTGAAATTGTTCTCTAAATTTTTCTGCTGGTTCTGTGGGTGTAGGTAAAAACCCTTTGCCCATAGCAGCATTAGCCAAACTTTCAGCACCTTGTTTAAATCTATATCCAGCATATGCCGCTTCGCCTACTGCGGCTCCAGGCAATCCTAATAATGTGTCTGCTAAACTTGCCGAACCTCTGCCTACTGTTTGAGCAGCAGTTTCTCCGCCTGATAGATGATCCTTGATTTTTTGTTTGGCAAGATCAGGATCGTCCGTGGGCAAATCATAATAAACACCATTGTGCGTATATATTGTCATGTTAGAATTTTATTTCGATTGGATTTTCTTTAGTTCCAACTTCTTTTTTGGATTCTTTTTTCTTTTCAGTTTCGCTCATTGGCTTTAAATTGTATTTTGGCGGCAATCCAAGTTTTTCTCTGCGAATATCAATCATACGCATAACGTTTTCGTTAAATTCTTTGGATGCTTTCTTAAATTCATTTTCACTTTGGCTTAATTGCATACGATTTAACGCATCTGTGGCTGCTGCACCTTCTTTTTCAGTGATCTGACCACCGCCACGCAAACTTTCAAATGCTTGACGGAAGGTTTCACCTTTAATCTGGTTAAATGCACTAATAAAATCTGCTTCTTTAGTTCCAGCAATAGGTTTTTCAAGTAATCCAAAACCAAGACCAGCACCTTTAAATCCAACAGTATCTCTAAATGCTTTTCCATCACCAATTTTAAATAAGTTTTCAACTTGAGTAATAAGTTGGTCAGCCTGACTTTCAACCTGTGGTTGAGTGGCTTTAACTTTACCCATGTCTGTGCCAATAACTTCGGCTGCTGCTGCTTTTGTTTTTTGGTCAATTTCACGTTGTCCTGGGAATGTTCCAGCAGCACCAGCAGAGGCAGGGGCACCAGCAGCACCTGTAGCCACTGGAGCAACAGCACCAGCAGGAGCACCAACAGAAGCACCAGCAGCACCTGTAGCCACTGGAGCAACAGCACCAGCAGGAGCACCAACAGAAGCACCAGCAGTTGTAGGAACTGTTCCTGTAACTGGTAATCTGCCTGCTAATATAGTGGCTTTAACAGTTGGATCTAATGGACCAAATTTACCTTCACTGTCACTGACAATTTTAGCCAATGTTTCAGCACTGGCAGTGGGTCCAGCATATGCCAATTTGTTTTGTAATTCTTGTTGTTGGATAATGTTTTTAGTATTAATATCACTGCCAATACCAAACGGACGAAGATTAGAACTTGGTCCTTTGTATTTTTTACCTTGATTATCAACTAACTCAATACCCTGCGGTGTTGTGCGTTCATAATAAACTTCACCAGTAGTTGTATCTTGCATTTTACCAGTGTGTGTTTGAGCACCTTTTTGCACTGAAGCATATTGAGCACCAGCGATTAATTCTTGTGGGGTTAATTCTTTTCCTGTAGTAGCATTAATGCCTGATATAGGTGTACCATTTTCAGCCATTTTAATCATAACTGGCTGCCCATCAACCTGTGTCATCATTTCTTTACCAATACCTAACTTGGCAATTTCAGCACCTTTAGAATTTTCCATGCCTAACAATCCAAACAATATGGCTTTAACATAACTACCACCTGTTGTTTTTTCACGTAATGCTTTAGCAACAGCATTTTCATCCATAGTTTTAATCTGTGCTTCTGCTTTAACAAAACCTGCCTCTTGTGCTAATGTATCACTGACTTGTTTTTTAACATGCTTCTGTAAATTTTCAGGAGTGTTTTTGTCATATGCAAAAGCCAATCTATCTTTTGGATTATCTGGTAAACTTAAATATTGTTGATACGGATCATCAGGTAAATTTAATGGTTGTTGTTTTGCCTCAAATGCGGCAACTTGATTGTTGATAACTGAATCGGGTTGTGGCACTGATGCACCACCAGTAAAAGGTGCCGCTCCTGGACGATTACGATCATATGTTGGTATACCGCCTTCATAAGCTGCATTGCCTGGGCGGTTGCGATCATATGGTTCAAATCCACTGCTGCCTACATTGGCTGGTGGTTGTGGAACTGTGCCTGCTTCTGCACTTGGAATAACGCTGCCAACTACATTACCTAACTTTTGAAGATAACCTTGTGTTTCTCTGGGCAATTGACTGACATTCATTTGTCCTTGATTAGCACGAATATTTTGATCTACTCTGCCAGGACCTGCATTATACGCAGCCGCTGCTTTGGCTTTGTCTCCGCCAAATTTTTGCAGCATGGCTTGATAATATTCAGCACCAACTCTGTTATACTCTTCTGGACTTTCATCTCTGGCAGGAGTAATACCAAAACCAGGATTTCTTGCCGTTGCTGGCATAACTTGATTACGATACATAGCACCTGCAGGACTTTGAATAGGTCTGCCTTGTGCGTCAAAATCTCTGTTGCCGCTTTCAATCTGTTGCATACGGCTAAACGTGTCATCGGGACTTGCAGGACCAGTAACAGTTGGCGTGTTAGGATTCATAGAACTCAAACTTTGCGGAGTTCCTTTAATTGTCATTTCCTGAGTGCCATCAGGGTTAGTTGTTATAGTTTGTTTAACTGGAGTGTCTGCTTGTTCAGCATCCATTCTACGTTTGCGTTCTTCTTCGCTTTCGTATTCTCCGATTACATTGCCAAGGGCATCATATTCATAAGCCATATTAGAACCCTTTCATAACACGGGTTATATCAGCACCATCAAAACCAAATTTACTGCTTGATGTATTACTGCCCTGAGTACCACGGAAGTCAGGGTTGTAACTACCTTGCGGTGTTCCAAATATAACTGAAGCGTATTGATTGTATAGTTGTTGTGGAGTCATAGCCGCACTAACACCTTGTCCAGCCGCACCCAAGGCTTGTCCAATATTACTGGCACCCTGCGTTGCCAAGAATTGACCTACACCAGCACGTTGATTTGCAATTTGTGCTTGAACATCAGCGGCAGTTTTAGCCATTAACGCTTGGTTGGCTCCAGCCGTTTGTCTGCCTGCCAAGGCTTGTCTGGCACTACCTAAATTACCTGCACCGCCAAATCCTGCTTCTTGATTAGCAATATTTTGAGCATATTGACTTTGAGCAGGGGCTAATGCGTTTCTAATTTGATTGGCTTCGTAGTCAGGATTGAATAAACTTTCTAATCCACTGATACCTGTGCGTAATGCACTTTCGCCTGTTTCGCCAAGACTACCCTGTGCTTGTCTGGCTACACCAGCAAGGTTTTGAGCAGCGTTTAATACACCAGGAGCATTTTGGTTGTATACGTCTGTGGCTCCACGAACAGCAGTCTCATAGGTAGGCTTAATAGTGCCTGTAAAGAAATCTGTTTGTGCTTTTATCTGTGCTTTTTGCTCGTCTGTTAGCGTAGGCGATGTTGTTGAACTTGATTTACCGAAACTCATTGGTTGTTTCCTTTGTATGTATTATTTAGCGTAGTAATTAACATCAATCACCACCACCTTGATTTTGCTGTTGTTGCATTACATATTCATATTGACTTTGTATGCGTTGTGCAGTTTCTGTATCGCCTCTGGCAATTGCTTCTTGTTGTTGTCTGGCAATATCAGGACCCATTGCTGCCGCAACTTGGTTGTATTGAACATTATTACTATAATCTACATTTTGATTGCCTGTATTAGGATTGCCTGTGTTTGGTGTACCTTGTGCATTAATAGTTGGCATTTGATAACTGTTAGTAGCACTGGGAACAACCATACTGCGTGGATCATAGGCTTCCATTCGCTGTGCGTTAGGCACCGCAGGTCCAGTGGTAATATTCTTACCTGCAATAATATCATTAATCTGTGCACCAGTTAAACCACGAGCAAGTTGTTGTAATCCCCATGGCGTTTCACTGCCTGCGGCTTGATTGTATTGTTTGGCATTAAAATCAGGACCAACCTGAAAACCTTTACTGCCCCAGTTATATTTGCTTTGTGCAGGATCAAACGTTTTGTAAAAATCTGTGGGTGCTATAAAGCCTGGATTTAATCCCATGCCACGTTGCTGTGGCTGTGGTGCTACAGGTGGAACATATACAGGCGGTATTACCTGCGGTGGAACTACTGGTGGTGTTACAACTGGTGGAATTACAGGCGGTAACTCTGGTGGTATTACAGGCGGCAATACAACAGGAGTTTCTGGAGGAACTACAGGAGGAACATAAGGCGGTATTACAGGCGGCAACACTGGCGGCAACACGGGTGGAACAACAGGCGGTTCTTCTACAGGAGGAACTGGTTGTAAAATATCAGGTGCTTCAATAAGTGGTGGATTATAAGGCGGTAATTCAATTGGTGGTGGCAATGGTATAACAGGACGTTCTGTAACAGGGCGAGTATCTGTAATAACCATTGTAGGCATTTCTGTTACTGGTTGTTCAGGAACAGGTAATAAAATATTAGGCGATTCAATAAGTGGTGGATTATATGGCGGTAGTGTAATCTCAGGTCCCGCAGGAATAACTGGACGTTCTGCTACTGGGCGTTTATCTGTGATAGTAATTGTACCCATGTCAGGAATGTCAGGATCAGGTGCTACTGGTCCTAGACCATCAGGATATACACCATCGGGAGTTGCACCTTCTCTGTTGTAATCAAAATTATCACCAAAGTCATAATCTGCGTCAACATCTTGGTCAAACGTGCCCCAACTGTAATCGTCATAAAAAGCCATTATATGTTATCCTTGTTCATTGTGTTATTTATTGTTTAACTACTTGAGCACTTAAACTTCGTAGTCCAAATTTACTGGTTATTACTTGTCCTGTGCCTGTTGTAAATTTAAATCCTGTTTCTAAAATATACCAATAGTATCCAGTATTAGGTGTGTCAAATATAGCAGTAAAAATTGTTTCTTGTTCAGGTATACTTCCAGCATCATTTAATCCTGCGTAAGTATAAACTTTTTTTGCAATAATACTATCAGGTTCGTCAGGGTTAAAAAGATATTCAGGATTAGTAGGATCATTATTTGGAAAACCATAATAGCGTCTAATTTGTACAGTATAAGTCAATGTGGCATTTACTGCTTGAGTATAACTAATAACGTTGTCAATCTGACCACTAATAAACACTCGGTCTGTAGCCCCAGTTACAGTAACTCTGGCATTTGCATCAGTGCCTAATGGACTACTGCCTGTAGTCAAAGATATATTACCATTGGGACTTGCAGGAACAATATCATAACTGTTAATAGTTCTAACAATAACATATGCAGTGGTGCAACTAACTACACCTTGTCCACCATAGTCATCATTATACCAATCATTATCGCAATCAGTGACAGTTACATTATTACCATTAATAAATGGTGCAGCAGTTTGAGCCGTGGCAAAAGTAAACTTCCACGTTCTACCATCTAACATTTCACATTGCGACAACGCTATGGGTGCAACATATAATGGTGCCAGTGTTGCCTGCGTGTATGGCACACGAAAATTACCAGTCAACCACGCTGGTGCGTAACTTGAAAAGCCTGCAAAATTCTGTCCAAGACCACTGGGTCCTGATAACAGATTATTAATGGCTTCAACAATACCATCTTGGTCGCTGACTTCAACAGGAAATTTAGCCATTATCTATCGTCCTCGACCTGCGTATACTGCCATGTCGCTGCACTACACATCCAGATATTAGTGTTACTGGTATTACCAATTTCTAATGCGTTGACACGATAACTATTTTGGTCAACTTGTATCCAGGGATTATCAGTGTTTAAGTTCATAGTAACAGCAGCCTGAGTAACAGGTTGTTGCCCAACACTTTGAGCACCTTCAACTTTAACATCAATACTGCCTGTGCTGGGTATAATAACAATTTCATCCGTGCTGGTAAAAGGGGTAGCACCCATGTTAACTGCTTCAGGTAAAATCCTGTGTACCATCATCTTACCTGAATAATCAGGCAATAGTTTAATATTGTCTCTGCGGAACTTACTGACAATAACAGCACCTTCAATAAAACTATAACCATAGTCTTTTAAGATTGGCTGTTGATTTGCACTACCATTGGCATAGACCACAGTTCGGCTACCGCTGTTATATTCCCAGTATTGTTTAGTGCCATTGTATGTCCAGATTGGACTTTCACATGCCATGGTTGCTCGGGTAACATCTCTGGGTGCGTTCCATACATCTATGTCATGTCTGTATGCTAACATCTTGTTGGGCACACCATTGACAGCATTACGGTCTGGATAGTAAATCTCAATTTGGTTTTTTTGCGTGTTTGTTTCCATGAACACTCGGTCATAGTATTGTGGATCTAACTGATCGTAGAACCAGTTTTTGACACGCTGATTACCAATACCAGTAAAGTCTTGTCCGTCAAATACCCAGATATCTCTGGCATCAATACCATAGACCATTTTGTCTGTGTTAGCCCAGCAGTTAGCAGTTAATAATCCTCTGCCTTGATTAGCCAGACTGACACCCAAGATAGGTGCTGAAGTTGTGCTGTAGTTTAATGGGCTGAATACAACTGTGTCCCAGTAACTGCATAAGAACAATTTACCAGCCGCAGGAAACGCATCCAAGGCTGCTCCTCGTAGGGGAACTTCTAACTGGTTGGCTACATTGGTAATAGTAGTCTGCCATGTTAATGGTGCTTCGTTTAATCCAAATGCCTGTGACCATTGAACAGTTACAGGATACTCACGCTGAGTGCCATCAAGTTCTGTGGCAGTTAATCCACCAGCCACTAATATACAACCCACATTGGGAGTATTGTATAGTCGCATAAACTTGGCATACACTGAACTCCAGTTTGGATTAAAGTTCCACGAATACGCTGGACTTACAGTTCCACCTGCATCAGGAAACGCACTTCCAGGAACAGCATAATAATCTATGGTTGTAGTAGTACTTGCAACAACTTCATATTGTCCATTATAATACTGATTGACATCACTAATAAGAATATACTCACCAGCAAGATACGGTGCTGTGGCATATGCATCAATTAATGTTATGCGTTGAATGTTGGGTGATAGATATGTTATACCACCTTTGCGTTTAATACTGGCTGGCAATATGTTACTATAACTAACTAGTTTAGGATATGGATCACTGACAGCACCAGCAACCGTTTGCGGTCCTAGAGTTGAACCTGCGTAACTTATTGAGTTGTTAGTAACCGCAGTTGTAGTATACAATCCTCGGAATGCTATAGGCACTATGCCTTCTATTAATACTTTTTGCCCAAGAGCAAATGGAGTATAGATATAA